GGGGAAGACCCCTGTATGCGCTCCCGTGTTTTAAATTTGCCGCGCTCGTGTTTGAGTCGTTGGTTGAGCCGTTGTTCAATGGCCGGAATTTGAGGCGACGAGAACCATCCCCCAATTGGTGGAATGATTGGTTGATTTGCAGACGATCGCGACTTTGAATCATTGTATTTAGTTTCGACAGCACACGTCCTCCGCACAATACGTTTCGATTCACGATGCATGGCATTGTCTTGCTTCATGGTACACTGGAGGTGTTTTAAGTGGGCGATGCAGTCAAAGGCTTGTTGTTGTAAAGTCTCACTCACTGGGCGATTATGGTTGACGCAATGGGTAATTTGATCACGGATTTGGGCCAATTGGGCGGAACAGTCCCCAATTTTCATGACATGCGGGTCCAAGTGGGGGATATGCACTGTAGAGCCGAACGGAGAGGATCGAGAGATGGCTGTGGCGGCCATCAAATGGTTATTTATTGTATCGCCTGAAAAAAAGGCAGGGTGGGGTGGGGGAGAGCGAGGATGGGGCTTATTCGGCGGCCCGAATACGCAGGTACCGGGGAAACCGAGGCACTCCTTTTGGACTAATCTCATTGTACACAAATGTGACAATTGTGCCCACGGGGTGGGTGGTTTTGTAATTGGTTCGAATGGCATCCGTCATCCCCGACAAATTAAAGTGTATCTGGGGGTTGGACACTAAGACGCATTGAAATGCGCCCAATCTCCCCTTGTATTTACCGGCGCCTGGTTTGTATCCGGTGATGCGGCATTCTGCATCAAAGGCCTTTTTTAATTTCAGCAACGTCTTGGATCGTTTCTTTTCATACAAACTACCTGGTTGGCGGATCATAAGCCCTTCCCCGCCCTTCTTCACAATCGCAGTCAAATCCTTTTCTAATTGGGCGCGGCTCTTGACTTTTGCATGGTGCACCGCTTTCACAGGGGTCCATCGTGTAGGTAGTTTCTTCTGAACACTGGTCGGGAGGTGGGTGCGGCACTGACTCGCATACACAGAAAGGGTAGTTGCAAGGATTTCAATTAGATCTTTTCGAATTTCGAAAGGCTGGGAAACGGTCGGGAGATCAAATACAAGATATTGGACATGGACCCAGACCTCATCTTTGGGCACTTTACGACGGATACCACCCATGAGTTCAAACGATTGACGCCCCACCCAGAGTTCTCCGTCCATGGGCACTGTGGAGGGCATGAGTTGTTTAAACCAGGAGGGTGCCATAAATTCGTTTCCATTGCGACTAATGAATTTAGTCCCTGTCCAAATGGCACGATAGCCATCATATTTTTCACTTTTCCACCATCCTTGGGGGTCCGGAATAACAGGTTTGCCAGTTGTTTTATGGTAATACGTGTGTGCCAGAAGTACACTACCGTGAGGAAAACGAGGCACCGGTGTGCGAATGAGAGTATTGACCGCTCGTTTAAGCTCCACATTTTGAGTCTTGCGTATACGCTGTTGCAACATGGAAGCGAACGACATGGAGACAGGTTTCTTGTAACCATTGCACAAAAAAACGATCAAAGGAAATGATACTTCACATACCTTCAAAGGGACTTCCCTTGTCCAAGACCCAAAAGTCACTGCGTGCGGCGTAATTGGGCCCACTATGACCACCACTCCAATCATCGTTGCGCAATGGATCGAGGCGACCGGGTTGGAATATGGGTCGCCCATCATCCTCATCACCACTAACCTCACTCTCATCATTATCTCCGAACACGCCGGGTGGGGGAGGACTTGTAGGGATACCACCTCTGTTATCAACTTGATTTGTTTGCGGCTCCACACTGGGAGTACGCACTACACCAACTTGTTCTTGCGTACGTTTGGCATCTTCTTCTTCTTCTTCTTCAGTTGCGTCGGCATCTTCTTCTTCTTGAGTTGCGTCGGCATCTTCTTCTTCTTCAGTTGCGTCGGCATCTTCTTCAGTTGCGTCGGCATCTTCTTCTTCTTGAGTTGCGTCGGCATCTTCTTCTTCTTGAGTTGCGTCGGCATCTTCTTCTTCTTCAGTTGCGTCGGCATCTTCTTCTTCAGTTGCGTCGGCATCTTCTGGAGCTTTTTCTTCATTCGTCTCACCTTCTTCTTCTTCAGTTTCGTCGGCATCTTCTTCGTCTTTAGTACCTTCACTCAGGGTTCCCTCATCATCTTCTTCTTCTTTAGTACCTTCACTCGGGGTTCCCCCGGCATCTTCTTCTTCAGTTTTGTTGGTATCTTCTTCATCCCCCGATTCAGTGGGCGTGGGGATGACTACTTTGGGTACTCGGTTGCCCCTTTTAAGTGGTCGGGTATCACCACACGATTTCTTCCGAAGGCGTGATGCAACACCTAACAACGACCATGCGTCTTGTGCCCGTAGTTTATATTTCCTGTAACACGCTCGTGTGCTTATTTTCAATTCGGAGGTTCTTTTATCGGGGATGGTTATTTTACACGTTAAACGGGCAACTTCCCTGTCGGCATCCTTAAATGGATCGTATTTTCCAGTGGTAAGCAATCGCAATAAATATTTCATTTCATGCGCTGCTTGATAATCTTCCATCAATAGACTCCATTTAAAACACTCTTTCAGCGCATCTTCCAATTTATATGCCATGTCACATTTACTTTTTAAATATGTAGCTTTCACTTCTTTTCCACCCTTTGTTAATGGATTACGCAGGGGAGGATACACAAGCGCGGCGCCACCCGCAAATTGGGCCTTTTCCGCCGCTGCAAGCTGCGTTTCCAATGCCTTGATGGTGGCTTGTATTTTCCGTTTGTCAGCTACAGTCGAACGGGTTGGTCCACGACTCAATTCCTGCCGTTCGCTATTCAATTGTTGTTTCAAAGATTGCACGCTCTTGCGAGCGTTTTGAAATTTAGTATTCAACTCCTTGTAGTTTTGTTCGCTCTGTCGCGTCACTCTCCCCGATGACTTCAGTTTCTCTGCAAATTTTGCACCAAGCTTAAATTCTTCATACTGTGATGTATCATTCGCAACGTGATTTTTGAACGCTGCGAAATCCAAGTTAGGGTTCACATTATCCACGTTAGTTATGTCCTCCGGGGTGGAATCTGAAACCAGTTCACCGGCACTTAAAAATGCAAAGGTTATTTTTTTGGATACTGTCATGAATGTAAAGAAATTTTTCGGATTTCGTTTATCTGTATTGTCAAGACGGTCCTTTAACTCATAAATTGCTTCCTTCAATTGTTTAGTGAATTGCGTCATCTTTCTGCCAAAATCCGTCGGAGTGTTGTTGGAACGGGTGCGACGCCGGCGTTTCTTTGGTTCTTTTTTTCCACAATACTTCTTTTCTTCACGTAAAAGTTTACTGGAGATTTGGACTTTAAGAAACTCGCGGTTGTCATCAGAAAGATTTCTATCCTGCATATCTAATTTTGCAATAATCTGGGCCGCAAGTGACCGATAATTGTCGTCCGGGTCGTTTAATGCAATTACACATTCTTTTGTTAATCCATACAATCGTGAATAAAGACAACGATCGAGAAACTTACCAATGCGATCAATTTTTTCTTCTTTGTCCAAAGCTGCACTATTCAATATCGCCAGCAAGTACGCTTTGGCTTGTCTTTTTAAACACACAGACGGTGTTTTATTATTAGAGGGATCGACAATGGCCAATTGTGTCGCACGCCGTTCTAGTAGAACCTTATTGCGATTCGTGCGTCGCGTTTGTTGGTTCACATCGCGTGTTTGTTGTTTCAGATCGCGTACATGTGTATGAAGGATATTGTAAATTTCGATTAACTTCGTTTTCACTGACGCACGCAGTGATTTCCGATCTTGGGACCGCAATGCCCCGTACAGTTGAGGGGCAATGTTCCTGATCAACTTGGACATACGATTGCTGCCTTTGCCCAACATGTTCGGAATGAAAAATTCTTTTGGTAAATGAGCGATGAATGTGTTACGTGCTGCCACCCCTTGATCATTGCCCCTTTGCAAGTTATCTAGTAAGTCATCAATTTTGGCCTCGATCGCATTTATTTGTTGATCTGTACGTTGTGCAACAAGATCCGCACGATCTCCTTGCGGAACGGTTGGCATCTCTGTTGCCTCGCCACCCTCCACAAACAACCTTGGCACTGGATATCCTTGGCGCGTCCGGGCCAGTAGATCTGCTAACCGGAGCAACACATTCAAGGACTGGTGTTCCTTGCTGTACACAAAGTCGGTTGTTTTCCACTCTTTTGGACGATATGCATAGACCCCATTTTTCTGTGTAAATTTGCCATTATCTCGAATGAGCTTATACGCATTTGTAGTCAAATCAATTGTGATGGGCATTAACGCTTTCCATCCCACACGTTCTTTCTGATACATTCCCTTTCCGGCACGTTTATTTGTTAGATAAAAGCGCATTAATTTGTAGATGCTGGCTGGTCCGTATCGCCGATTTGCACTCCACAATGTATATGCACTCGTGTCCGCATTGTGCATTTCAGCAAAGGTATGCACCCATGTTTTGTTGTTTGGAGTCATTTCTGCAAATGAAGCACCTGAAATATCAATGGCTTCTGTATTTAGATCATGGCTGATTGTAACCTGAGTCTGATTGTTTGTCAAAGTAAGTGGGTCATCTTTCTTAAGTACAATATGCGCATCATTGTCATCCAGCGTCATGATGAAGTTGTTTTGCAATACTAAATATCCGGCTCCCATCCATGGCGCAGCGTATGTTTTGGCTTGCTGCGGCGTGGTGCCTAGTTTAGGCTTTTTCGTTTTTGTTGTGAATACAGGCATTGAATAACCTGCATCGCGGATTGGAACGTTGTAAAACCAATACGGCTTTGCCTCTGGGTTGTCAAACAACGCATCCAATGCGTCTTTGTCCCCATTGCTAACCCAGTACAATTGTGTAAATTTACGCCACATGCCGAGACCCTTGTTCCAATACGCCAACTTGCCCGGTTCCACAGGTCTTGTAAAAATACTATCCATGGGAAATGTTGTGTTGTATTGTGCACCGACATGGGACCAATCTTGGAAACGCAGTTCCTGCTCGCGATGGGCTCGTGCTTTTTTGGCGGCGGCGGCTTTTTTGCGCTGCTCCGCTTTGCGCTGTGCCCTCGCCGTATCCTCCTCCGCTGCACGGAGCCGGTTTGTGGTAGCGACATTTTTTGCATTTGCTTGATATTGCCCCTTAGATAGTTTGCCAGACTTGCCCACATTTGATACCGCCGCGGGACCAAACTCCGAAGTCACTGTGGAACCAGAATTTGATGATACCGCCGCGGGGCCAGACTCCGAAGTCTCTTTAATTGCCAACTCAGTTCGACTAATAGTTTCAACCATGTTATTGACAAATTCACCAACGGCATGTTTACGCTTTACAAAAGACTCATCCTTGTAATCTTTGCGATTCGTTTGAACTAGTTCCATCCACGTTTGGATCTCTTGAAGTTGTGCCAGGGCCGTGCGTGCTCGATTTAAATATGCATGCCTCGCTTTTGGGTCAGATGGTAACTCATTGCGGTTAAAGTCGGCGTACATCTGATTAGCCTTGTTGATGTGTTCATCGATCGCGATCTTAAGGTCAGCAAGTGTCATGTTGGATACGGTGTATGTTTGTATGGTATCCTTTAGTTCGGTTATCCATTCATTCATCTTGGATACTTGATCGGTAAATAGTTGTACATTAAGATCGGGGTTTCGATATATTTTGACTAATTGAAACCATTTTTTGGTATCTTGGAGTTGTTCAAGGGTTTGATGGTAGCGAAATGGCTGTTTGGGTCGGTATATATCGCTATCTATGGTAGTGTCGTAACTGGTCTTAGCAGTTTCAAATCGAGACCCAATGATTGTTAGAAGCTCATCTTTATTAATTGTTCTGATTTCGTCTATTAATTTGTTATCCAAATCTGATTCCGCCACCTGATTCGCGTCATCGTCCTGTTGTATCGCAGCCATTGAATCCGAATCTGAATCCGAATCTGAGTCTGAATCCGAATCTGAGTCTGAATCCACTGCCACAGTCACAGCCTCGTCCTGTTGTGTCGCAGCCCGAACCGCACCTTCAATTGGCCGGGGTTGTAACTGAGTCCGAACTGAACCATCCGACTTCCTGGCCGTCTGCTTGACACGCGCGCCACCAGACAAACGTGAAGCGGTGGGTGCATTCGCCGCGACTTCCAGCAACTCATAAAAGGCATTCAATTGTTCGTGACGACCCCCGCCATGGAGTGCCTCGTACACGTCGATTTGCGCCCGAAGGCGCACTAACGTGTCGTCAAACATTTCTAAAAGAGTATGCGGCTTTTTATGTAACCTTTACATTATTTTCGTCCATCACCCCGTCACTGAGGGTGGCGCACTTCCAGTACTGGACGCATCCAAATTTGGACACAGTGCGCGCAAAGTTGTCTCTTCCGATTCGATCGCGCGTCGTAGCCGCTCACTTGTTTTGTGTATGGTCTGGAGTTCTTGGCGCAGCTCCGCGGTTTTTTCTTGTGCCAATTTGATCTTCATGGCGTGGTGGTCCGACTTGGTGCGGACTCCAAAGGACGCCAGGGTATCCACAATTCCCTGTGCACAGGCAAGTGTACCTTCCACAAACTGAGCAGGTGGAACATCCACATAGACACGAACCCGATTCTTCCAGCGATCATTCGCCTTGTGCGTCACAAACGATGACTCCACCTTGTCATGGGACACAAACAGAAAGACTTGTCGGTCGTGGTTGGTGAGAAGGTACCCAATTGTATCCCCCCGCGCACGAATTTTATCAAACAGACGCTTTTCATCCGTAATGATTGTATCATAGGGGAAATTACACAGCGCATCGAAGACTGGTGTCTTGCGCTGCTTGACTTCCAAAATGGCGGTTCGCGGGACACCATCCCGCGTCCACGTGATTTCCACATCACCCTTGTCGGAATGGGCACGCCGCTTGGACACCGTCTCCCGACACACTGTCTCCAATTGCCGCAACGAAATAGACCCTAGATTCGATGGAATGGTTGCGTGGGTGAGGGCTTCCGTGAGCTGCGCCGTGACATAGGCTACATGCCCCACACTAATTGCAAGATCGCGTTTGAAATGAGGATCGGTGCGCTCTAAAAAATGTGCTTTACGCTTCGATGATGATGGGGGTGGCCGGAAACAAATGGGACCTTTTGCATCGGGCGTCTCCACTACAACCGGTGGACTATGGTTCGCGACCTCCGTCATACTACGACGACTACGCCTACTACAAGAAAACGAGCGAACGTCCATCCACCCAGAGGTGCATCCATCATCCCACAAAGAGTGCAATTAAATCACATGGCTCAAAGATTTCCGGCCCTAAGAACAAACTGGGAACCCACAGAGTATGACACTGCAAAACGATGATAATTTTGAACACTTAGAACAACTCTTTCTTGATCTGAAAGTACTGGCAGAAGTTGGACAACATGAAAAGATTTGCACACAATCGGCGGAAATGACCGTACAACCCAATAGCCTCTTTCTGGCACTGGCACGCTGGGCGCGCGGAGAGAGTCGAAAACGCAATGTTGCACGCATCACGAACATACTTTGTTCAGCCTCCCGGGAAATCAATGAATTCACCGATGGTCGACGGACGAATCCACCCATTCTTGCGCGCATCCGCCTTCATTTAGTGAACGCTCGTGTCGGAGTTGTCAACATGCAATACACCTATCAGGACGACATTAAGATCAAATCGAAACTGGGTAATCAGTTGGATCGAATGGACGATTTAGTTGCTCGTATTGACCATTTTGTACAGGCCACTCATGACAAGAAAATACAGTGACTACAGATGCGATATTGAACTATTCCGACGTGTGCACTCGCCCCCTGCACAGTTTACGACTAGACGCGTCCAATCTTTTCTGCGTGTTGCGCAGTGCGCAGGATGGAGGACCCTGATGCGCCGGATGATTTGTTGTTAGGTCTCGACTCCGACTCTGGGGAAGAGAGCGACCACACACTTGTCGCACCGGCTCCTCCGCCCAAGACGTATTATGCCCAACGCAAATTGCGCCAAGAAACGGCACGTAAAAATCAGGAATTTGCCGCATTTGCAGGGACCTTTTTTGAGGAGGTTGATTATGAAACCGATGCAGAGGCAAACAAGCCAACATTTACCGTTGCCGAGTTGTGCACCCGGTTGGGTACAGAATACCCGAAGTGTCCAGACATTGATGCTCGCATTGATCAAATTCGGGAGGCACTTATCAGCACGTGGATCCGAAAGGGTCATGCGAAATCCATTCAAGAACGGATGAAAAAAGATTTATTGGACAAAACGTGGACCTGTCCGACATGCCATAAAACGATGCGTGTCACCGAATGCTATTGTGGAGAATTTATTGACAAACATTTTGGAAATGCACCCATTGCCTGTTTGGAATTCAAACCAGTTCTGAACGCCGAACATGGTAGTTTGGTGTGCGTCCGGTGCATGCGGAGCACGCCGGGGTGGGAGACAATTCAGGAACGTAAATCACTGCTTCATTCCATTCCTGGGTGGTTGGTGTATCTCCGGCACTTGCTGGTGGCCGTGCACCGAAAATCCGCCATTCACTGCAACTTGCTCCGATGGAAAGACGATTTCTTCAAATACAAAACCATGTATGCACCCGCCACCCAGACTATTTTGGAATTTGACTCCACGGCGATTTATTCCAATGATGTCTTTTTTCCAACTCGTGCGGAAAATCAAAGTCGCATGTATCAGCGGTACCGATTCGATGGTGTGTTCAACGAAGGCACCTGGAGTGATTTGTGGGTGCCTGCACTGACACTGCTCGAAAAAGACCAAGACTGGAAAGACACCTATTTTGGAATGTGCCGCCTCAGCGGACAACTAGGCCTGGCACTTGCATTGTGGGTGAAAGCAGCCAATGAATTTGTACCCGACCCGGGACGCCGGCAGTGTCTGAAACCAGGAGAGACAATTGCACCGACGGATCCCTGGACCGCGAATTACTTCCGGTACACAGTGCCGTATGACCAGTGGATGCCTGCATTGGACCGAGTGATTTGTTTCTGGCTTCCTTTGACGGTCCGTGGCCCTGGAAAATGTTTGCCGGCTTTGACGATTGGTGTGAATGAATTGCACTACAACCGAGTGAAAGCCTATGTGACGGAAATGCAACGCCAAGCCCGCTCGCAAAGCAGCACTTCGTCTGGGTCTTCCCGCGCCTCGCCTCCATCCCGGCGCTACCAACAGAAACGCAGTAAACGAGACCGGGGTCGCGATTATGCTACCGGGGAAGGTGTTCGTGCAGACACCTCCAATGTGGAAGATTTCACGGTCTTGTGCACGGCGGTCAGTCAAATGATTACGTCGGTTCAACAAGTCCCCATTGAAGGCGTGGGTGCCACCGGCGCGTATCAATTTGTCAACCATGTATTGTCCTCCTGCAACGAACACCGCAGTCGGTATAGTTCGAAATACCGCAAACCAGGTCCCAGCACTCCTGTCCCGCAAATCAATGCATGTTATTCGGACTTTATTTCCTTCGTCCGAATTTTGAAGTTATTTGGAGTTGCCTTGAATCCTTCTGTCTACCCAAGTAAGGAGGCGATGTCTCAAGGGCGTCATGTGTGGAATTTACCTAGTTCGGTTGCCGCGACTGTGGACATTATTCCCACCCTCCCCTCCAAGTTGGAAAGTGCCATGCGCTACATTTACACAGGATTGCCGGTCTGCCGCGTCGAACAGATTCGGGATTTGCTTACAGACGAAATGCGTACAATTTTAACTCGACTCGGCACGACCCCGGATGCCGAATCCAGTGAGGGATCAACTTGTGGGCGCGCCTGGCAATATTATTCGAAATTGACGCTTCAACTGAATGCCCATGCCGCGAAATTGGGCACCCGTCGTGATGCACTCCGCCAAGACCACGCACGTCAACAGGCACTTGCATTAAGTCACACAACGGCCATCATTCAAACGGAGCGATACTATCGCCGGCAACTTGCCCATCTCGCCGCGCGCCATGAAGGGACGATGCACTACATGCAGACATATGCAACGGAGATGGACGCGGAAATTCAATCCAATTTGGATGTACAGGCATTGGTGGAGGGTCAGTTACAGTCGATTGAAACATGCAATCAAACCTTGTTTGAGTTGTTTAAGGCAGACGCCCCTGTGGCCCAATTGCAACAGGTTGCATCCAAATATTGTCTGGCGGGGACGCACACCCTCGACGAACTTTGCAAATCAACCCAAGAGACTGTCCAGATTTCTCGCCGCCAATTGGATGATTTTAATGTATTGGCGGATAGTTTGAAACGTCATGTAGTCTAATTGAAACTGTATTTAGTACAAATGCGTGGTGCGATGTAGATAATAGTACACCTGGGGTCCACTTGTTAACTGCGTGGAGGCCAATTCGAGAATCACCCAAAAAAGGGTGGACGGTACATGTCGACACAAAATCGTCCAGATTATATACCTAGACAAAACAGGTGGCACTGTGACAGGGAGGTTGATCCATTGACCAGTCTTTCGATAATGCTGGAGTATGTGAACTAATTGTGATCGATTGGACCATGGTCTCCACGAGGAGTGGATCATTTGTGAATCATTCCCCATTTTTGACCAGAGTCGTCGTACCTCATGTGGAAATTATTTCTTGCACTGCTCGTTCTGTATTCATCCTCGGTGACAAGTGTACCCAATACAGGGCCTGTGGAAACATGTGCTACATCTGCGTGCGTGTGTAGCTGCGATGCCATTCACTGCGTGTGGACGTGCGATGAATGGGTGGACCCAGCCACAACAGTGTTGCCACTTGCAAGCAGTTCCGATCCTTCCACCACTACCACCACCGAACGATCGCGAGGCGTGACACTCCCCCTGTCGACGTCATCTGGGGACCCCTGCGACACCCCCTCCCCCTGCGACACCCCTTTGACCAATTATCCCTTTATTGGATGGACCTGCAACACACTTCCCATTGGTCCGACTGACACTCTATCCTGTTTTGATATTGAGGACTTGTCCGGCGGGGCCGTCACTTGTCACGGTTGTCCGCCCTGTATGGAGACTTCCACCGAAGTCGCGACAGCAACTACAACTACCCAGCATAACAAGTTCACACGGCTGCGCCAGTCAACAACCGTGCAACCGATTCATTCCACCGCACCACGACTTGGTCATTCCACCGCACCACGACTTGGTCATTCCACCGCACCGCGACTTGTAACCACTACTACGACCACTACACCCACTACTACTACGACCACTACTACAACCACTACGACCACTACTACAACCACTACGACCACTACTACAACGACAACCACTACGACCACTACTACGACCACTACACTAACTACGACCACTACTACGACCACTACGACCACTACTACAACCACTACTACACTACCTACAAACACTACTACGACCACTACAACCACTACTACAACCACTACTTCAACCACTACTTCAACGACCACCACTGCGACCACTTCGACGATTGTTGAATGTTCCAAATCATGTTTTTCAGGGGCCTTTTCATGTGACGAATATAACCAAATGATGTCTGTCTTGAATCCAAGTATACATACCAACAACTGTACTTATTTGGAGACGGTGGGGTGTGATTGCCAGGGGTGCTTGACATGTGAAATTGTCCCAGATTCCACCCAATCGATGATTGAAGTCTGGATTACAACACTTCGAGAACTAATGAACTGGTTGGAAAATTGGCTCAACTAATTACATGTACTGTACAAATCCATTTAATTTTAATTTCGTTTCGATAAGTGTGTCCTTCCTTCCGTCCCTTTATTAAACCAATGGCGTGGTTTCGCGAAGGGGGTCTTGCTCCCCGTGCGTCGAAACGTAAATCCCGGGAGTGTGTATTATGTTGCGAACAAACGACAAATCCAATTATCTGTGCAAAGCATCCCACAGATAGTGTCTATTGTGACACCTGTGCCTGTCAATGGTGGATCCAATTGCACCGCGAACTTCCGGCATGTCATGAGTGCCACAAACAAATGACCATTTCCGCGATGCGGGCTGCACTGTGTGCGTGTGATGTCAATACCGGGTCTTCTCATGTCGCACAATTTGACAGTCACCAAATCTTCTTAAACGGAGATCCTGAATTACCCACGGAAGGATGGAATCGGCGCGTGTGTGTGTGTCACAATCCGCCCTGCAAGGGACTTGTGTCTGCCAATTTGAAATGGATTGTCTTCCGATCGAATTTTAAGGTTCCAAAATCGCAATGGAATCTTCCGGAAATGCGCTACGTCGAACTGCCTGGACCGACCACCCGGCACCCACCAATCTGTGCGCATTGCCTCCGCCCGGCCCCCACAACGACGATTGATGTAGACACGGACTGTCTTTATTGTCTATCCGGGAGCCACGTCCAGCCCCAATTTGCAACTCTGCAATATTATATTAATCCCTTGGCAGGCGCGGGTAATGTGTGGCGGATGCCCCCGCGATCCCATCAACTTAGTATTGATGACTTGGCCCGACACCTGTTTTTTTTACTGGAGGACCCCAATTTATATGTCGTCTGTCCGATTGATGGGACAACTTTGGAACATGGCGATGCGTGTCATGAATTAACCTGCCCCACCTGTAATCGGGTGAAATTGTGCTTTTGTTGCGGTCGCACTGAACTGGTGGGCAAGACGGGGGCGATACTCGATCATTATGGTGTAAATGCGGGACAATGCACTCGGTATCCACGTTCCTATATATGGATGGTTGACAATGCGCAAATTATGTACCCTTGTACCGACACCTGCGCCAACCTGCACCACAGGTGTGATATTGAGTCCCACCAACAGTGGGCTGCATACTATCGATGGCACCGTCGTACACAGTGGGTAGTGAATTTCTTTTATGAAATTGATACACGATTTGCTTCCTATTTGTACAACTTGCTACTGAATCATCCTGCGTACCATTGCAATCCCTTTGTGGGCACCTGGAACAACCTTAGTGAGCTGTAGACGCAATGAAGCGCTGGAAACGGATTACATGGTGTTCCGTTCTGGAGGATCCTACCATTACGCTAGTCGAACATCCCACCCTACAAGTCCTACTGACGAAACAGGGCATGGAGAATGAATTTGGACCAGTTCTGCAACAACTTGATGGAACCACCCTTAGCGATTATGTGGACTTCTTTTTCCACCGCGATTTGATCGACTCGAGTGTTCTTCGATTTTGTGGCATCAATGAACAGCACGACTTTATGGAGTGGGCTGTAGAGCTTGGATGTCTTCCCAATATGACTCACGTACCACCTGTATCCGCCAGGAGCGAAGAGGAGGAGACACCACAATCTGAATTGTGTGCAGAGATCCAACGTGTCCGCGCGGACGAACAGGCACGCGCCCGCCAAACAATGAATGCACCTCGTCAATCCAACCAACTCAACAAACATGTCATTGAATCAATTCGTCGACTCACAGAACAGCAAAACGCGATTCGGGATCTCCGCATACAGTTGAAGAATGTGGTGCATGCGGGGGTCCGGGCGTTTTTGAATGCAAAGATTCAACGAGCACAACGGGCACTTGAGAAACAGAGAGCGTGTGTAAGTTAAAGACACTGTACATACGCTCTTAATTCCACACAAACCCATTCAAAATGTGCAGAAACTGGATTTTGTAATTTCGCACGGGCGCGGTGGACAATCGCCGCCATTACACGTGCTACACGTGGTGGTCCGTCCTGTAAATGGTTTTGAAGCCATGGTAAATTATCCACTGTATGAGCGCAGTGCAAAAAAGCCCCGACAATTTGTTCCATCAAGGTTACAAATAGGCGTGTTTTCAAAAAACAAGGGTCTGTGTAGGTTAACGCGTCATACAGCATCATTTGATTGACAAACGACAGAGTGTCGACATCGCTCGCAGGTGTCAACCCTGCCTCAATAAACTGTTCCGTTGCAAATTGTACATCCAATGAATCGCGACTGACAAACGTGTGGGTCATAAAAATCGAATCGAGGTCTTGTGGGACAGTTGGATGCCCACTGTGCCACAGCATCCACTGAATTGTGGACGGATGGGCCGAGTCCCACAAGAGTCGCATCAACTGCGTTTTCCATTCGGTGGAGGTTGTATACCGCCTGTGACTCCCTGATTGAATATGAATGGTCTCTATGATGCGCTTGTTTTGGTGCAATTGCCGACATGTAGCACATAATGCTCGGCGCTCTGGAATGGTCAACCATTCACTGATTTGATGCACCCACACTTCGACAGGAAACGTCATTGTGGAGACAGGATTGGCAGACAGACACCGCACTCGGTGCACTCTACTACGATTCATACGATTGCAACTAATTACACGTAGTGCGCAAATCGACCAGTACAACTCGCTCTCAGTTGGCATCATGGGATATATTGGTGTTCAGGCAGGATTGTTTCAAGGATACATTCTTCCCCTGGATCGTGTCAAACATGCTGTGATTGATCCAGACTCGGGGGAGTGGATTGTGGAACATATTCCATTCTCCACCAAATGGGGTATTTTCGCAAAGAACGAGACGCAGTTCATGGTCGGACATGTCACACGATGGCTGTCTGCATACGAATTAGATGAAATGGAAGTTGCAAGTGTACCGTTCTACAATCCACCGACTGCAACCCCCACGCAAACCGAAATGCTGGACCTCCTTGAAAAACTCCAAATCGACATTCAACCATCTGATCAATGGGTGACTGAAGTGGTGGCCAGTGGGTATTGAGTCGTTTGCTCCGTAAATCTTATATTACAATGGCGATCCACAACCAACAAATTCACACTCCTGCCCATTGAATTCGATCTATTTTTGTGACTCCCAATGGTGCTCCTTGCCCTTTTGAGTCACTGGCTTCAAACATACAACCCCCATACCGTCCACCATATTGCACACTTTCTCGCCATTCCAACTTTCCAAGATACCACCCCACCAAATATGTCACCCTAGTCACTCCGTCTGGCGCAATTGTTCGAGTTCTTCAACTGACTCCACCCACAACGGTTGCGGATATACTACCGTGCGACGAATTGTTGTGTCGTGCAGGTCACTGTGATGCACCATTCAACCGTGCGACACTTCTCTGGAATCACGTGCAATCCGGCGATCAATTGACGATTGTTCCATGGCGGTTCCAGGGATCGAATGTACTCAATTCCCAGGAGGGTGAAGCACCCATTTTGGCAATGTGTTGGCATCCATCTGGAAACTGGCTTGCATGTGGATCAGAGAATCGAACAATACGGATTTGGGATACAAACACTGGGCAATGTATCCATCATCTTGAAGAGCATACTTCAAGTATTAATTCGCTCACTTGGAATCGAGATGGTACTATGTTGGTGACCGGATCCACCGACTGCACGATGCGCAGTTGGGATACATCAAACCTGTCAGCAACTAATCCAATCATATGTGTTGGCGTGATGCGGCATGTTTCGGTTGTCACCTGTGTGGCGTGGTGTCCATTGGAGATCTATTTAGCAAGTGCATCGACAGACTCTACTATACAAATATGGGAGACATCAACAAATCCATTCAAGCGCATAGCCAGACTTAAAGATTGCATTGGTGCAATCTTGTACATCAGCTGGAATACCACGGGCACACAACTTGCAACCGGATCTACCGATGGGAAACTACGAATATATTCATCCGTGGATAATCAGTGGACCTGTACCACAACACTGACAGGAAATGCATCGTTTATTTTGTCTTTAAGTTGGCATCCACATGGACGATACCTGGCAAGTGGATCCACTTGCGCAACATTTCAAATTTGGGACACATTGCCCAGTTGTCAATCGGGACCTGTACTACTCTCGGGTCATATGAGTTATGTTACTTTCGTGAATTGGCATCCTTCTGGAAAGTATATTGCAAGTGTAGCCGAGGACAGCACAATTCGAATTTGGGATATTGAAAACACAACATGTCAGGTAATTCAGTCACGCAGTCGTGTTAACTATCCTGCGTACTGGAGCCCGGATGGTACAAAACTGGCAAGTGGATCCCACACGGGTACTGTTCGTATTTGGAAGTAATGTATTATGGTTCAATGGCCATTCGCCATGGAAGGTGTGCGGCTTGATACAAATGCACCGCGATTTTTGCGGCATACGGCATCTGCACCAATTCACACGTGCCAGGGATCCCGCATTGTCTGCAATAATACCGGTTATCCCGCGCCGTTTCGGCCAGTAAATTACACATGCAACACACGGGTGCGTAATAATTGTCCGAGGCGAGCAACATGCGCTCGCGAAGGAGGGACGCGGCACCGTGACCCACCACGGCATCCACTTCCATTGTGCCAAATCGCAGTCCGCCCTTTTTCGCCCGACCATTGGTTGGTTGACGGGTTCCTTCATTCAGAGGCCCCCCATTCCGACTGTGAATTTTGGCGGCGACAAAATGGGCCAGCCGTTGGTAGTAGACGATGCCCATGACACATCCGCCTTTTCCCATGGAAGAGGACCCTGCGATATGATTGTCGCCGCAGATCCGTTCGCCTGTAATCCCGGATCGCATTTGTTCTTCACAAAACCGGTTCTGTCCTGCCTTCTCAAGCATGTCGCCAATTTCATCAATATCGAGGTCTTTCATACTGAACGGCGTGCCATCAATTTGGACACCCAGTACACATCCCAGCACACCAAGCAGCATTTCGACCATTGGGCTTCCCATTGTCATGCGGCTGGGAATCGCGTCGGGGCTCATCACGATATCGGCGTGCATGCCCATGTTGGGCCCTTCGCACACAAAATCCATGTCGGCTTCGGGCACAACTAATCCAATCACTCCTTTTTGTGCAGACCGACTGGCGAATTTTTCACCTTTGGCGGGTACAGAGATCCCGGTCGGCCGGGTGGTGGTCCATCGACCGGTTGTGGATTCACCGCCACGAAGGGCACGGACCGGAAACGGTAGTTCCTTGTTGGTGGCGATCACTGTAAAGTTCACCAATGGATTCCCAAATCGGTTGGTTGTGCGCGTGATTTTACAGACCCGTGCAGGGATTTTTTTCGTGTAAATCAGCGATACATCAATTTTCACCTTGCCTGTGTGACTAAAAGCAGTCACTTTGGAAGTGAGTCCAACAAGGACATCATTTTCTTGAATACTGGCGCCAACCCGCACAATGCCTGTTTTGGGGTCCAATTTGGAGTAATCTGCTTGTTTAATGTTGCGACATGTTGATGGGGGGACCTCAATTTGCTGGTTTTTTTCGGCTTCTAAAATCAGATTGTAGGTGTAGGTCATGTGAAACATGCCACGGTCGATGGATCCCTGGTTGATCAAAATGGCATCTTCCATGTCATACGCCTGCCGTCCTAATTGCACCACACAATTCAACCCGCTTGTAAACTCGCGGAGGTCGTCATACAAGCACGTCGCAGATTGCACAATGGGCGCCTGTCCATAATTCAAGCAATACTTGGTGCCTTCCGTCGAGGTGCGCCAAATACAGTCCGGTAAACTCACGGCCTGCGTCAACATCTTTGCTTGGTAGGTATTGCGGGGTCCTTGGTTGCATTCCGGGAAAATCATCGACGCAATCGAATAGTCAAACAACGCGACGGCATGGATCATTAAATGTGTAAACATTGGTCCATCGTGAGACCGCGATTCCTCCAATTGAACCATCCAGTCTGCCCAGGAAGTGGCGATCCAATAACTCGCTTCTTCATTTGCACACACGTATTCAATACAGCCTTGACGCATCAACTCCTCCAGCAAGTTCCCAAACGAATGATGAGGGTTCAACGCCACACGACACGCCTCAAAGAATCGACCATCCAGTACAGACTCGGTAATTAGGAGAGGGTCCATCATCCGCCCTGCATTGGTATCCACATGTAAAGTACACCCGTCTTCCTCCACATAAATCGACGTGTCCCAACTTAAATTGGCGAATCGCCGACACACGCGCAAATGCGCACACAGGACGTGGATCTGTGCAGGGTGGATGAACGCTTTGATCACTCCATTAATGACAAGTGTGTACTGTATATCCCAAGCAAGTTCGGACGGTGTGCTCAGCCAGGAGGGATCCGGCACTAAACAATGAATCAGTGCCGCCATGTCATTGGTGGACGTGGAGCCGACCGACACGTGCACCAAAAGGGCCAAATTCTTCAACAAGCCGCACATGGTCCCCTCGGGACTTTCACCCGGGCAAAAGCGCCGGACATCCTTGGCGTGCACCATCCGCGGTTTGATGGCTTTGTTGTCTGCATTCACATGCGCATGGCGCACTCGGCGTACGTGGGAAATACGGGCCATCATGTTGCCCGTGGTTTGTTGTACGCCCCCACTCCCATTTTGTCCATTTTGTTTACTGCCTGGACGCTTATCACTTATTTTCGTCTTACCCGTCGTAATCGGATACCGTATGCTGTTTTCAAACCGTTTGTTGGCAATCAGTCCATACAGTAGTTTGGCATCAATGTGAACCCCTGCACGGGCCTCTCCTTGAATTAACTTGGCCAACGTCCCCCGATTCGACTGCGATTGCTGTCGAAAGTAAATGCCAATGATTTCATCAAATAAATCCAAACGCTTGTTGCCCATGGAATCTTTATCGCTGGGGAATTGGCGGCGGTTCGTGTACAAATCGAACAAAGGGCGAAACAATTGACTCATTGCATACAAAAGCTTGTCGCGACGACTCTCCACAGATGCTGTATCGCCTAAATGGGGAAACAATTCACTACGCAACACGTTGTTGAGCACGTAGGACCGCTGCGCGCGCAACGTGCGCTCCCGGGCACCCTCGGACGCAATATGGGACAACACGTGGCCCGGGCTGCGAGTAAAGTGCTCCTCCGTCGTGATCTCCTGAACAAGGGTCCGGAGTTCAAAATACCGATCCCAGTGTGCAGACACATTATCGCCACTGTGTAACCCAAAAAAGGACAAATCCAATACAGAGGTAACCGCATCCACCGTGCGAATCGTACGCCGGCCTAAGACTTCCAAGACTCGATGAAGAACCCGGCGGAGTGGCACAGGTGATGTAAAACGCTGTTGCGCGTCCGCGCGCTTGGCCGCCATTGAACTCTTTTTACGACGCGTTGGCCTTTTTTGGGCATTCGTGGCATTTTGGGACGTCGGCCACGTCGAGATGGACGAGGCAGCCAAGTCGATTATTTGAAGCAGTAGTGAAGCGCGTACTATTTGATCTCGAAAGAGTGTCTGTAGAATCCACACAGCACGGACTCGCGGAATCGACCGGCGGATACAAACCGCGCGTGGTGCTGTGTTGATTGGATGGGTGGCAATGGACAGTGTGTGGAGTATCCACGAGAGTGGAGCCCAGCTGACTGTCTTCAAATCGGGATCTTCAAAAAAATTGTATTCCCACAAAAGACGTATAAAGTCGACAATATGGACACGCACGTCGGTGCCCGAGGCGCGCTTCAAAAAAGGCAACAAGACGTAGACCCCGTCTTTGGGACTGAGAATCAATCGAAATGCAGAAGTGGATCGGCGTTTGCCAATATGGGCACTGCGCACTTCCGCAATGACTTGGCCCGCTTTTTGGTTGAATAAAAAAACCCGGTTGTTGCCTAATTGTTGCTGCATGATCACGACCTTGTCACACGAGCCTGTGAGGACGGTGCCCGAGTCCATACGCGGGGCGGATCCTTGCCGCCGTGTGTGACAATATTCGGAGCCCAGCATGCACGGAAGTCGAACAAAGGGCACCCCATAGACATACTCGGTTGTCGAGCCCAGTCGCAGCGCCTCACATTGTTCAATGTAGGGTGGCAGGGTCGCCAACACATCGCCATAGGTTTCAAAAATGGTTTTCTTGCCCATTTGTTCAACCACAAATACATTCGTTGATTCATCGCGGTATCCAATAAACACTAGTAGCTTCAGACACGCCATGCCGGGAACGGGTGGGACATTCTTGGAAGGGGGGGACATCTGATGGTATTTATTCCAAATCACTTGGTCGTGCTGAGACAGCTTCGACCACAATTGGCGCTTGTACCCCTCCACCGTGACCGGACACTTGGAGCGACGATTGTGCCGGTCGCACGCATCCTTGTGAAAGGCGTCCCACACACCCGGTAGGAACTGTAATTGCTGGCCGTGTTTAATGTAGTGCTGCGGGGTTGCAGCGGTGCCTCGGCCAATCACGAGGCCGCGGTTCTCAAATTGATAGGGATTGCGGACGATCAAACAAGGTGCGTAAAACACACGGCCCTTTGCATAGTTTCGAAGGGGTGGGACAATTTCGTACATCGTCTGACTCATACACAAATCCACCGACACGTTGATATCATATGGGATGCGTCGTTCGCTGACGTCGCGTGGATACAAATGAATCCGCGTGCCATCTGGTTCTGTGTGTGTGGGTGCTTCAATTGAAATATCTGTAAAGACAATTCGGATGGCGACATTGTTGACACTATTGATTGTGTGGACATCAATTGGTTGGTTGTGTTCCCGGACGACTTTGTCCAATTCGTGATTCACAAAATTGTTGTAGGCATTCAACTGTGCCTGCCCCGGTAGGCGTGTGCGCAGGGCTTCGTGAAGCAGCACATAACTGAGCGATTTGATGTCACGGACTTTCTGAAGACGACTGGGAGTCTGGGTCGCCGCCGTCGCCGGGTCTGTGGACACTCCTTGACGATGGACTTCCTGTTCGATTCGGTTCACGCTGGCGGGCGTCAAATGGAATGGAAACTCCATGGAGTGAATCCGTAAACACATGGGGAAGTGGTGGTAATGGTCGCAACCGATGCGAAATTAATTCACGACGTGGTCGGCGAGGACAGACACTGAAAATATGCCCATACACTTGACAATGA